TTTGCCGGGCTGCAGCTGCTGCGTGATGAGGATGGTATGCCATCCATCACGGCAATTTCTGATGTTGAAAAACTGAAAGAAGCCGATGCACTGCTGGCGCAGGCAACAGACGTTAACCCGCGCATTCAGGTTACAACACTCCGCAATAAAATTGCCCAGCGTTTACGCAAGCTGGCGCAGTCGGAGTAACGAGCACCGAAGCGCCGACGGCTCGCAGGGGAGGCAACTGGCAAGCGCCTTTATTGTCGTGGAACCTGGTCAGAGCCGTCATTTCTCAGGGATGAATGATGTTTTCAGGTAACCCGATTGATTATCAGGATGTGCCGGTCACAAACGACGGTTTCTGGCCTGACCTGAACGTAAAAGATTTTCAGGACAGCCGCAGCATCCCGGCAGATATTTCAGCGGCAACGGTTTCTGATGCGCTGGTCAGTGCGATGGCTCAGGTGAATAACAGTCTGGTTATTCAGCGCCAGCGGTATATCGATCAGGGTTTTAGCCTGGCGGCAGAGGTGAGCGGCCCTGCGTATCAGGGCACTAATCATGTTGTCGCACAGTACCGCAAAGCAGTATTTGCCCGGGCAAAAGCTGACCTGATGGGCGAATGGAAAAGCGTCGTGCGCGTGAAAGATGATGCGCAGGCGGCAGGCATTGAAACGCAGGAAGCGTTGCTGGCTGAAGCCAATTTTGCAGTGCGTAGCCTTAAAGGGCTTTCCCGTGCGGGGGTGTCCATCATATGACTTTGCTTGATTCGCTGACTGAGTTTGTAAAGAGCAACATGCCGAAGCGCGCAATGGAAGGCTTTGAAAGCCTCATGGATGAGGTGCGTTTCGTACCGGCACAGCGTGACCTGGGAGCAGGTCAGTATCGGCTGTCCATTATGCAGTACACAGTGACGCTGGAATGGGCGCGTTTCCCCTTCCGGATCTATGACCCACATATAGCAATGGCACTGGTTCAGGTCTGGTATATGACCGAAGGTGCCAAGGCTATGGGTGACATCAATATGGACTGGGAGCTGCCCGAAATTGATGTCGAGTTGAGAGGGGATGAAACGGCCATTGTGTTAATCACCGGCACGTTGTCGGAGCCAATGGATTTGCTGGAAGACCCGGACGGGCCCATACCTTTCGATGAACGTCGCTGGCGACTGGAAAAATCATCTGTCTGGGTGGCAGAGCAGGCAACAATGTTTGTTGGGAACGGTGACGGAACATGGCCGGCGCAATCAGAGGTGAGTTAAATCCCTCTCAGCTGAAGGTGCTGAAAGATGCGCTGAAATCGCTGGAGCTGACACCGGCAAAACGTCGCCGGCTGCTGTGGCGCCTGGCGAAATACGGTCTGGTTGCTGCAGCAAAGCGCAACGTGCGAAATCAGCAAACATCGGATGGCGCAGCGTGGCAAAAGCGCAAAACAAAGCGCAAAGGCAAGATGCTGCGCAATATGCCAAAACTCATCCGCATTCGTGAAATGCCTGAAATTGATGCAGTCAGACTGTATCTGAGCGGTGGCAACTACCGTAATGGCCAGCGTGAAGTGCCAGCCGGCACGGTAGGTTACGCGCAGCAGAACGGCATGACGGCGACGATTAATGCTCGCCAGTCTGCATCGTCATCAGGGCAAGCCGGCCCGGCAACATTGCGACAGGCAAAACGCCTGCGTAAAGCCGGGTTTAAGGTTCGCAGCGGTAAACGGTGGAAAACACCGGGATTTAAAGAAATACAGGAGAAGGTGAGCGCCGCGCAGGCGGGGCTGCTTATCCGGAAGCTGGAGGGGACGCCAGCGAAAAAGACATGGACTGTCACCCTGCCTGCCCGTGAGTTTCTGGGGATTGGCGAGGATGATTTTATGAAAGCACTGGCGCGACAGCTGCAGGCGATAGGCTTTGGCTGGGACGTAAATGCACAGGATATGTAAGGGGAAAGGATGGCCTGGCCTACTGTAGACGTCAATCAGCTGAATCAGCTGCAGGGCGAAACGAACGAAATTGAACGCGTCATGTTGTTTGTCGGTTCGCTGACTGCAACAGGCGGGAGCGCTGCGCCCGCAGTGCTGACAGGCGGTGCATTGGCAAGTGGTGACAAAACCATTTCAAAATTCACGGCCGTGGCTGATGGTGCTTTCAAACTGACCATCAACAGCGCTATGAAAGAGGTGACTGGTGTTGATTTGTCAGCAGTAACCACGCTGGAAGAAGTCGCCACAGCAGTAGCGGCGAAACTCAGTGCGCTGGCGACAGTGGAATGGAATGACTCAGACAGCCGCTTTGTGGTTACCACGCTCACGACGGGTGCAGCCGCCACGCTGGACGTTGCCACGGCAGGTTCATCCGGTACAGACCTGAGCACGTTGTTAAAATTAACCACTGCTGCAGGGGCAACTGTCACGCAGGGGATCGCAGGGGCCAGTGTGCCTAATGCCGGTAAAGTGATCCCTGTTAACACGCAGACCGACTTTGACAAACTGCTGGGCACTGGTGACAGCACGCTCAAAACTGACCTGGTGGCGGCGATGCGTAATGCTGGCCAGAACTGGTTTGCGTATGTCTGGGTGCTTGATGGCTCTGAGCCGTCTGTGACGTTCGCTGATGCAGTGAAAGCTGCGCAGGCAGTCTGCTCTGTTGAGGGTGTCGTGGTATGTGATGACATTTCAGCAATAGACGATATTACGCTGGCGGGCACATTGGTTGCAGATGTGCTGGCTAAATATCAGCGCTGGATCCATGTTTATTTGTCCGTGCAGGGTGTGCAAGCGACAGAAGACTGGGCTGAATACCTTGCTCGCGTTACAGAGTATCAGGATGGTGTCGCTGATGCGGCTGTGACCCTCGTTCCTCGCTTGTTTGGTGCGGAGCCGGGCGTTTATGTGGGGCGTCTGTGTAACCGAGCAGTGACCGTTGCAGACAGTCCAGCGCGTGTGAAAACCGGGCCGGTTGTCGGGTTGAATAGCAGCGGCAATAAACCCGTTGATAAAGACGGTAACGAGGTGCGGCTGGATACCTTGCAGGCGCTCAGTAAGGCGCGATTCAGTGTGCCGATGTGGTATCCGGATTATGACGGTTACTACTGGGCCGATGGTGTCACGCTGGATGCAGAGGGTGGAGATTATCAGGCCATTGAAAACAAACGTGTCGTTGACAAAGTTTGTCGCCGTGTACGTCTGCTGGCCATCCCGAAAATTGCCGATCGTGCGCTGAACTCCACGCCAACCAGCATGGCGGCACATCAGCAATATTTTGCCGGCCCTATGCGTGATATGTCAAAGACGGTGCGCATTCAGGGGGTGACGTTCCCTGGCGAAGTGATGCCGCCACAGGAGGGTGATGTACAACTCGTCTGGCTCAGTAAAACGAAGGTAGCGGTATACATCATCGTGCGCACTTACGAATGTCCGAAAGGCATCAATGCAAGTGTCATGCTGGATTTAAGCGTACAGGGAGGTAATGCCTGATGAGTCAGCGCATTTCAGGTCAGTCCGTTGACTGCAGTTTTGACGGTGAACTGATCCATTTCGATAAAATTTCGCTCGATATTACTGATAACACGGCAGCTGCGCAGACGCGCGGTGTGCCTGATGGTTATGTGTCGGGCGACGTGGCCGCAGATGGTGAAGTCGAATTCCCTTCTCGTGTACTGAAAGACCAGCTCACGCCGTTGGCTGCGCGCGCGGGTTCGTGGCGTGGCATCCCGCCGTTTGATGCGATGTGGTATGCAAAAGCCGGCGACGAGGAACTGAAAGTGGAGGCGTTTGGCTGCAAATTGCTGATCACCTCCATTCTTGACGTTGATCCAAAAGGCGGTTCCACGCTGTCACATAAAGCCAAATTCATCGTGACCAGCCCGGAGTTTGTGAAAATCAACGGCGTTCCAGTTTTATCTGCAGACGATGTCCGCAATCTGATTGGGTGAGCCATGCAGGAACATGAAAAAACGCTCTATACCCTGATGGCCATTGGCTTTCTGGCCTCGCTGGGAAAGATGCTCGATGGCAGTGACCCCATCACTCCGCGCCTGTTTTTTTCGCGGGTGATTATCGGCAGTCTGACATCTGTCGCGGCCGGCGCTGTGTTACTGCAGGTGCCGGGTGCCAGTCCCCTGACAATTATCGGTCTGGGGGCTGCGCTGGGGATCGGTGGTCATCAGGCGCTGGAAATCTGGTTACGTCGTAAAAATAAGGATAGCGAATGAGCAATGGATTTGTATTTGGCAAGCGTAGCGAAGACAACCTGCGCGGTGTGAATCCGCAACTGGTTGCCGTGGTGCGTCGTGCGCTGCAACTGAGCACGGTCGATTTTACCGTTATCGAAGGGTTGCGCACGGCAGAGCGCCAGCGCCAGCTGCTTGCGGAGCGTAAGACCAAAGTTTCGCACAGTAAGCATCAGGACGGGTTAGCCGTGGATTTATTCCCGGTCGGCGGCACCTGGAAAGCAGATGAATTTATCCCGGTACACCATGCCATGCAGCAGGCATCAGACGAATTGGGTGTTCGCATTCGCTGGGGCGGTGATTTTAATGGTGATGGCCATGATGTCGGCAATGACAACTGGGACTGTCCACATTTCGAGCTGTGCTAATGAGCCGCGCAACATTTTGGGCGCTCATCATTGGTCTGGCCGCCGGCTGGTTCTGTCGGGGCTGGGAACGGGATTCTGTGCAGCTGGCCATCGATACCGCTGCACATAAAACCGGTGAGCAACTGCGTGATGAACTTGTTGTTATTGCAGCGGATTCATCACGCCAGCTGGAAACAAAAATTGAAGGGCTGAAGAATGCGCAGCCATATGAAATACGCCGTGAAATCTATAAGCCGGTTTTCACTAACGTTTGCGTTTCTGATGATTTTGTCAGGATGTACAACGACGCCAGCGAAGCGGCAGAGCGTGCCTTATCAGGAAAACCTGCTGACGAAGTGCCCGGAAAAACTGCCACGCCTGCAGGGTAAAACCGGTATTGAAATTACCGATGTGCTGCTGCAGTACAGGGACATCTACCCGGTCTGCGCAGCGCGTCATAACACATTGGTTAATGAAATTTTATTGCGAAGGAAAGCGAACAATGAGTAAAGAACAAACTATCGTCCTGGCTGTATCTGGTACTGAACTGACGTTTAAACCGACCATGCAGGACTACAACAAATTCGTAAATGAAATGATGCCAGATAACAAGATTGCGCCGGCTCATAACTACCTGCGCCGTATCGTTGACAAAGATTCAAAAGAAGCGCTGACCGCTATTCTTGAGAAGCCTGGCGCTGCGCTGCAGTTGGCTGCAAAAGTTAATGAACAGTTTGTTCCTGAGCTGGAAATCGAAGTAAAAAACTGACGGCGCGGGTTCGCGCCATCGAGCAGAACGGGCTGGAGCAGTATCTGATACTGCGCCGCCATTGGTTGCCAGGGGAAGGCGACAATCCGGACAGCATTGCTGCGGCTATCTGGCTGGATAATCGTCACTGGGAGAATTTGCGCAAAGCCACTGCCAGCGGCATTGCGCTGGCATTAAGCGGTGACAAATGAGCGCACAACTCGACTTTACTCTGGCCCTGATTGATAAAATTACCCGGCCTCTGCGACAGGCAGAAGCCGGGGTTAAAGACTTTGCCAGCAAATCTAATCAGGCTTTCCGCAATATTGCCGTGGGCGGTGCGGGTTTGTTTGGTGTTGGTATGGGCATTAAAGCGGTACTGCAGCCGGCGCATGAAATGAATATGGCGCTGGGCGAAGTGCGCAGCCTGGGCACTGCCGAAAACGCGCTTAATTCCCTGCGCGATGCTGCCATGAATTTTTCGATTGCCTATGGCGGCAGCGCCACCGACTTTGTGAAATCCTCCTACGATATTCAGTCCGCTATTTCTGGCCTTGCCGGTGATGACCTTGCGGCATTTACAAATGCATCCAACGTGCTGGCCAAAGCGACAAAAGCTGATGCCGGCACCATCACCAGTTATATGGGCACCATGTACGGCATCTTTACCAAAGATGCTGAGGCAATGGGTAACGCCAAGTGGGTGGAAGATATTGCCGGCAAAACCGCTATTGCGGTGAAGATGTTCAAAACATCCGGTAACGAGATGGCCGGCGCATTTACTGCCCTGGGTGCCTCTGCGACATCATCAGGCGCGGGGGTATCTGAACAGTTCGCCATTCTGGGCCAGCTGCAGTCCACGATGTCAGGCTCTGAAGCCGGCACCAAATATAAAGCCTTTCTCGCCGGTGTTGGCGGTGCGCAAAAAGCGCTGGGGTTGGCGTTCACTGATGCCAGCGGCAAAATGAAAAGCACGCCGCAAATTCTGGATCTGATACGGGGTAAATATGGCGACCTGAGCAAAGTGGCTGATTCCGATCTCATCAAAAAGGCATTCGGCTCTGATGAAGCGGTGGCCATGATTAAGCTGCTAATCAATAACACCGACACGCTGAAGGGAAACATCAGCGCCATCGGCAACACTAAAGGTCTGGACTACGCCGTCAACATGGCCAAAAACATGATTGATCCGTGGGAACGGCTGACGGCATACATGGATGCTATCCGGATTGTGATTGGTGCAACCCTGCTGCCAACGATTTACCCGCTGCTGAATGGCGTGGCCGATACCGGCAAGCAGTTTATGCGCTGGCAGGCCATTTTCCCGCATATCACCAAAGCCGTTGGTTTAATGGTGATGGCGATGCTGAGTCTGGGCGCTGCCGGCGCAGTGGCTAATATTGCCGTTGGGGTAAACCGTTTCGCCATGCTGGGGTTAAAAAGCGTGCTGGGGCCGGTTGCTCGTTTGCTGGGGTTAAACCGCCTGGCGATGCTGGCCGGTAATCAGGCCAGTATCCTGTTTAGTTCCGGTCTGAAAATGGTTCGCGGGGCGATTCTTGCTACGAGCATGGCGGCACGTATGGGAGCAGCCTCGTTTCTGATGATGGCATGGCC